AACCCATGAAGGAGCATTTGAAGCGTGGGTGTGGCATCGCGATAACGAGGATGACCCTAATAGTCCCTTTGATTGGTATAAGCACAAAGGTAGTATTGACCCTAGAAACGGTATGCTCTTAAAGGGTATGGGACATACATCTGTCAAAAATTCTATCGCCTATGAAAAAGAACAGGGGAGGCACTTTGTGAAAAGGCCCGATGGAAGATATTACTTAGAAAAGATACCGGCTCCCCTCTTAACCAGACGCAATCCATTCCAAACTTTTCCCTCAACCCCTCCCGCAGCAGAGAAATGATCAAACTACTGACCGCAGCAGCTAAGGCATACATAGCTTACGTCGGTCTCAAACAAAGGACATACGTTTATGAACTGGAAGACGACATTGATGAGCTTGCCGCTGATGGCTCTCCTGCTGCCAAGCTGCGGATCGAACGCTTGGCGAAACGACTCAAGTTTGAACGAGAGCGCATTGCTCGACCCTCCGACGGTGACGCTGGTTGACGGCGTCACGTATCAGTTTAAAGAAGGCCAGCTAAAAGGACGAGGCCAGAAGTTTCACAGCGATTATTCATACCGTCGCGCTATTATTATCGGTAAATGAGTCCAAGCCAGATACTCGACAAGATCCTAGAACTTGTAGCCGCTTACAGAGCGGCTAAAGCCGTCAAGCGTAAGAAGGTTAAGAATCTCAAGAAGGTCGCCATCTGTGTGGGCCACAGCCGGATCGGAGACAAAGGAGCCACGTCCGTCGGCGGCGTGGACGAGTGGTCCTACAACAAGAAGGTCGCAGACCTGCTGAAGAGCCACCTGCGCCATCGAGGAGTTCAATCCGTCGTGTTCGATGACTACCCGTCGGAGAGCTACAGCGGTGCGATGAACTGGCTGGGCGAGAGCGTCGCGAAGGAGAAGTGCGACATCGCGATTGAGCTGCATTTCAACAGTTACTCAAGCTCGAAAGCAGAGGGCTACGAATATTTACATTACTACACCAGCAACAACGGTCGCCGTCTGGCCGAGTGTTTCCGCGAAGCCCATGCCGAGACCTTTAAGGTGCAGTCGGACAGAGGGATTAAGGCGATTGAATCGGGCGGTCGCGGGGGTGGGTTCTTGAGGAGCGTGCCACCACCAGCCGTGATCTGCGAGCCTTTCTTCGGTAGCTGCCCAAAGGAATGGGTTCTCTTTGACGCAAAGCACTCACTACTGGCCGACGTATACGCACAGGCGATTGTCAGTTACTTTAACAACCCATGAGGAACTACCAAAAAGAATACGACAACTACCACAGCAAGCCGGAGCAGAAAAAGAATCGGGCTAGCCGTAATGGCGCACGCCGTAAGATGAAGAAGCTTTTAGGCAAGCGGGTCAAGGGCAAGGACGTTGACCACAAAGATGGTAATCCTAGAAACAACTCACGCGGGAACTTACAACTACTCAGTAAATCAAGTAACAGATCCAAGAAGTGAAATCCCTAAAATCAGTCACGATTGCAGGTCAGCGGATCAAGATCCACAAGACTGAGTTAGAGGACTGTTACGGTCAGTATCTTCATGAGAAGCGTATAATCCAGTTACACAACAAGCTACCAGAACACGAAATTATCCCGACCTTACGTCATGAAATGCTACACGCCGCCTTCCACATCGCTGGTATCTCGTTCTGCGAGAACTTTGAAGAAGAAGCCTGTGTCCGATGCATCGACGAGGTCTTCTTTCCAGCCTACGAACGAATCCTTAAACGCCTAAAGTAATGCCAGATCCCGTATTAGTCAGACCAAACAAAAAGCCTTACAGTTTTTCAAAGATAGCAGAAGAGGTTAAGAGCAAAGAAGGGTTCGTCGCCAAGCCCTACAAAGACTCCAAAGGATATTGGACTATCGGCTACGGTAACCTCATCGGTGACGGTAGTGAGGCCGCTTACAAGAAGTCGCCCTATTACACTGGCAAGATTACAATGGGTAAAAGCGGTATCGCGAAAAAAGCCGATCTTTCCGGTAAGTCAGTCACTGAAGAAACTGCCAAAGCCATGATGATGAAATCGATTACCGACAAAGCGTCGCGTGCGATTAAATCAGATATGCTTGGCGACAAGTTCTTCGACCTTTCTCCAGACCTTCAAGACGCCGCTATTTCATCTGTCTATAGAGGCGGCCTGTCCGGTTCACCTAAAACGATGGAGAACATCCGAGAAGGTAAATTTACTGAAGCCGCTAAAGAATTTCTCGACAATGACGAATATAAAGCGGCTAAAGAATCCGGTTCAGGCGTAGCCACCAGAATGGATCTTCTCGCTAACCTTCTGAAAGAGGAAGCGAAGAAGAAAGCATCGTTCGCAGAACGAGTAGAACAGAGGGTGGCCGAATGAAGAAGAAATCAAAGGTCAACGAGGCAGGCAACTACACGAAGCCTACGATGAGGAAGCGTTTATTTAACTCAATCAAGGCCGGAACCAAAGGCGGTAAAGCTGGCCAATGGTCCGCACGAAAAGCACAGCTACTAGCAGCAAGATACAAAAAAGCCGGAGGAGGTTACAGAGACTAATGAAGGACTTCAAACCACACATGATGTATGACAAGAATGGTAAAGGCTACAAGGCTAACACCTACGAGCAGCACCTTGCCATGAAGAAGAAAGGCTACGGCCACACTAAGCCATCTACCAAGAAGAAGGCTAAGAAGATTATCCGTAAACGATCTAAACCCCAATCCGGTTACTAATGCCTAAGAAAGCTCCACAAAAATCTCTCGATAATTGGACTGATGAGAAATGGGGAACCAAGTCTGGAAAGCCTTCACTCAAAACGGGAGAGCGATATTTGCCAAAGGCTGCGCGTGAGGCTTTGACTGACGAGGAATATGCCCGAACCAGTAGCAAGAAGCGTGAAGGTATGCGGAAAGGTAAGCAGTTCGTCAAGCAGCCTAAGAAGATCGCGGAGAAGACCGCAAATTATAGGAGCAAAAAAAGTCTCCTGAAGAAAGCGCGTAAGCGCAAATCATGAGTCGATTCATACTATACAAACCTACGCCTGAAGATGTCGCGGAAGCGTGCCGGAGATCCGACGCTTTAGGAGAGTTAAGGACATCGTTCACGAACGGCAAAGGCAACATGACAGGCTTCTTAGGTGAAGTCGCTTTCGAGAATACCTTCAAGCAGTTCAACTACGTCGGCGACAAGTCCTACACCCACGACTACGAATACAAAGGTCTCAAGGTTGACGTTAAGGCTAAGAGCTGCAACACCCCACCTAAGCTGGAATACAACGCCTCAGTAGTCAGCACCAAGTTCAGCAAGTTTGAGGCCGACATATACTTCTTCATGCGGGTCCACAAAGGTCTACGGAAGGTGTGGCTCTGTGGGTGGACGCCCAAGAAGACGATCATCCACAAAAAACGATTCAACAAGAGAGGGACTCACGATAAAGACGGGTTCCGCTTCAAGGCCGACGGATACAATATCGAGATTAAGAAGACCCGTCGGCCCGATGCTTTCGAGTCACTCTTCCTCCGGCGGTAGTTTTTTGTGGTGGATGTGGCCCGTATTTTTAAAGATGGGCCTTATTCCGTTTGGCGCGACGAGTTCGATAAACTCACTAAGTGGTGCGTCTGCGTAGAGGTCTATGGTAGATGGGTCTCCCCCCACAGCCTCTATCGCTTCACGCAGGTCTAGCCAGAACTCACCGCAAAGCTCCTGCCTCTTTATCTGAATGTCCTCGTTTGTCATCCGCTGCATAACCTATATCGTAATTCTCGCTGAGATCAATACTCCATAATTTACCACCGCCCTGACCGTAGGACATGACGGGACGGATCTTGTCATTGACCCGACTAGCTTCTTCCAGAGTGATCATGCCTCGTCGGCAGAACTCCAGATTACGGGAAGAACCGACATCACGCCCGTTGTTCAGATCGTGGATCATCACCTGAAACTCAGTCAGAGTCCCGCTCCATTTACCCATGTCAGGGTGAATCTCACGGCAACGCTTGGCGAAGAACTCGACCAACTCCGCGATTGAACTGCGACTACTGTTGTCGTAAGCGGCGTCCGCGATGGTGGGGTCGATGAATGACTGCACACCGAACCGACCAACGTCCTCGACCTCTTTGGGAACCTTCCAGTCGAGCAGGAACTTACCGAAGTGCGGTAGCTCTTGTTCGATAGTAGCCTCTAGCTGTGAGTTAGCCGGAAAACTATTAGTGGACTTATTGCTAATCAACAAAGCCATGAGCTTATCGCGGTTACTGGTATCCAGAGACGGGATCACTGACAGCGAGTTGGCGTCCATGTTCAGCGACAGAATAACTCTACCTGTCCAAGGAATAGACATGGCGTCCGCATACTTGGCCATATACTCGACTCTTGGATTAGCTACCGCACGCTTGAGCAGTTCGGTCGCACGTCTCTGGTCTTGAAAGCTAGCTGCTGAGGTCGTATCGTCAATAACCCATGAGGCGACACGACCTAAGTCTTTGTTGAACTTCGTCTGACCTGACAGGTAGTCAGACGCATCAGAGAAACCCCCTACAAGGCCACTGATAATTTTGTTCGACAATAGCGACTTGCCACGACCTGTCGGCCCGACCAGCAGCAGAGCTTGTCCCTGTAAGGGAACCCTATCCAAAACCGCAGTGTAGAAACGCTGCATCCATGAGTAAAAATAATCTAAGGCGGAGTTCTTTGAGCTATTCGCGAATAGCTGATTCAGCCATTGGTGCAGGAACGGCCACTTGGCTGGATCTCCGTCTGAGTCTGGCTCCACCGGAACTAGGTTAGAGCAGTTGAGAATACGGGTAGCATTGTAGGACACAATACGTTCGCTTGAGAACACAACAGGTGCGATCTCGTCGATACGGTTGTTGTTGCTCACCGTGAGGAGAGCTTCCTCCACCTCGCTGATCGCCCTACCTCTCCTGACCCTGACAGAGAACCCCGCTTGACGAAGCTCTAGAAGGAGTTGCTCCTTCGGTATCGACACGGCGTTTCCGTATAGGAGCTTGAAGAAGGTCTTACCATTGAACCAGTATTCGTCGAGTAGGGTAGACAGCTTCTTGGTCTCGTAGTCTTTGACGAACGAACCGCCGAAGATATCTCCCCAACTCATGAACCCTTTACCAGCACGGTCGCTGTAACACACAACGCCGTCCTCCACGACCTGACAACCGTCTCGGTCGATTCCATCATCGATCCAGAACAACGGGCCTCTGGCTCCTACTTCAAACTCACCGAACCAGCGGTTCGGGAATCGGGATTCGACTTCCGGTGCAACCACGTCTAGGGGAACCGATGTATCTGAAGATTCCGGCGGTTTTGATGACACAGCCTTAGACAGGCAAGCATGGACCACGTCTGTCGGGATCGCATCTCCTGTTTTAATCCAGTCTTCACCTAACTCAAAATATTGATTAGGTTTTAATGAAGTCTTATCAAAACCAGCGAAGAGTTTATCCATCTTCAGCGACTTGTTGATATAACCCATGAACGAGTCATACATAGAGGGGTCAATAGGTATGGACGAATCAAATTCCCAAACTAGTCGGAGGTAACCACTTTGAGTTCGGCTAGCCCACGTAGGGAACGGTATACCCACACAAGCGTTGGCCAACTTATTCCGAAAAGATTTCCAATCGAGGGGTGAGTCGTAGTCAGCTACTACACCGTGGATTTTGTGAACCGGATTGTCGTTGCTGACTCGTTTTGATGGGGCGCGTCCTTCGACACAAGAATAGAATACGTGGTCAGTATTATTGTTACTGCACCATTCTCGGTAGTCCGCTTTATTCTTAAATGATGGTTTCTTTAGATTAAGGTTATCGAGTTCGCTTGTTTTCTGGGCTTTGCTGTCGCGTAGGTTACGCAAATATCTGTAGGTCATTATTTTTGGTATTGGGTTAGAATTTCTCCCTCCGCATCCAGAGGGATATCGCTAATCCACTCAGGAGGAGTGGACATAATTTGAGTAATTTTTTGTAGGGTTTCTTCGGCTTCGGCTTCGTCACACTCGCAGATCACTTCATCGTGAACATGGAAGATAATGTCTATGCCAGCCTTGTCGATCTCTAACATCATGAAACTGAAAATATCTCTGGCCAGAGCCTGTGAGAGATTCTCAGCGAGGACTCCACCCCATAGTTTCATGATGCGTTTCTGGCCGTTCCGGTTGATGCTGGAAACAAACTGGATGCGTCCTTGAGCCAGAGTCTTGCGTAGATTCCCATAGTTAAGAGACCTACCAGACGGTAGCGGCAGAGACAGGCGACCTACGTCGTATGCTTTATCGACTTGTTTGCCGAGTTTCTTCCAGTATTGGGGAACCTTAGCGAGCTTGGTTCGGTAAAGATCCACAGCGTCTTGGGCTTCTTGCTGGGGCATATCGTACATCTCAGCGAACCGTTTTGCACCCGCACCGTAGCCGCAGCCCAATACGAGAGCCTTGACTTTATGTCTCAGCTTGGCGTCCTCCTTCTTCAGGACTCCTTTATCTTCAGACCACAGTCCGAACTGGATCGCGAACGCTTCGTAGATATCGTCCGACTCTTCGATTGCGTCCATCGTCTCTCGGTCGCCCGATAGCCAGCAAAGAGTGCGGACTTCGATCTGTGAAAGGTCAACGACGACTAGCTTCTTACCTTTAGGTGCAGTAATAAGGTTACGCATATTGACCCCGAACATACCTTCTCTCGGCAAGTTCTGGAGATTAAGGTTACCGCCGCTACCGCTGAAGCGTCCGGTGTGTCCGCCGAAATACATGATGCCGCCGTAGTATCGGTTGTCCGGCATTGTCGCGCAGTCGAAGCTATCGAGCTTCTTCTTGATCGTGTTGATACGACGCCAGTTCGTCACGGCCTCGATCCATTTATATTTGTGACCATGAGCCAGTATCCACCGCTGGGCATCTACATCAGTTTTAGCGAGAGAGGCAGGTGGCTCGATGCCGAGATTGATGCAGTGTTCGTCGAACGCTTTACGGCTAAGTAAAGGTTTCTCGTCCGCCCAAGGAATCGCCTTCTCCGTTTCAAAGATAAGTTCGTTGATGGTCTCCTTAGCTTTGCGTAGATCGTCCACGTCAATCGGGATTCCCCTCTGGACGATGCGTCGGTTCGTGACGCTGATGTCCCGCTCAAACTGCGACCATTTAGACTCATAAGCCTTCCATAGACGGAGGCAGAGGACGGAGTCCTTGATGGCGTATTCCTCTACTTCCTTCTGGAACTCTTTAGTCATACCC